AAGGAGATGAGTAACCAACCCACACCACAGCAAGTGTACTACATTAAAAAGAACTACGGTAATATTCCACACCACAAAATGACAAAGGAACTAGGGGTAAGCAGCAAGGTTTTATCAGAGTGGTCACGACTTGCATTTAATCCGCAAGAGTCAACTAAAAAGTGGCGGCACATTATGCAGAACCTTAACTACCTTGAACATCAGGAAGAACTCGAAAGAGAACTGCTAATGGAGTATCAAATCAAAGATGTGGACAGGTTCAAAAATGTAACCTATCGCAAAGTCTTTAATGCACAGCGCATGTTTTATTTAGTGACAATAGATCACGGTTTCAATTTTATTGTGAAGTTCGATGCACCTGTGCCTATTAACCTAGTTGAGTATTCACCGTGGCCTACTGGACATGATGTAAGCGTTGAGGCTTTGGGCCATTGGGAGTGGATGGAGTTGAAGAATGACTTAACCGTGGTCGAAGTACCTACCAATGGTGATTATGTTGGCTTATTTTGGTGCGCAACTAAACAGTTACTACATGAAGCATGACGAAAGTAAAATGCAGCAACGGTGTGTCGAGTGGTTTAGATACTCTTTCCCTCGCACACTCATTGCTTCCTTCCCTAACGGTGTGTACATCGGTGGCACTCCAGTGCAAAGAGCACGCAGGTGGAATCTTTTAAAAGCAGAAGGTGCGATGCCGGGAATGCCTGACCTTATGATATGCATGAGCAACGGCCCATACCATGCACTGTTCATCGAGATGAAAACCGAAAAGGGTAAACTTTCAGAAACGCAAAAAATCGTTCACGCACAGCTAATCAATGCAGGGTACTGCGTTAAGGTGTGCAGGTCATTTGAGGAATTTACAAAAACAATTAAAACATATTTAGAGGCATGAGCAAGAACACAAAAAGCAAGTATGGCGAACTGATTATAGATATTGCCAGCAAACCATCTTTCAGGATTGATGATATGCGCCAAAAGCATAAGGTATCTACACGAGTATTTACCGTGATGCGTAGCATGCAAATCATAAAAAAACAAGGCAAAGAACATGTATGGGTTGGAGAACAACCTACACTAGCCACGATTAATTTAATCACCAAGCAATGCCGTTATTCATCACGAGTTGAAAAGGTTATGGCGAAGCAACTACCACCAAGCCAGCTCACAATCAAACCAATCAAAAGAGTTCAAGCCCCAGTGCCGCAATCTATCATTGAACTCAATGAAAAAATATCAGAGTATCCCATACTCGATGTGGCAATAGCCTTTCTTGCCGGAATGGTAATAGCAGCATTCTTTACTTTAATTTGGAAGTAGATATAGTTTAACTATATTTGCAACGCTCGTTCGAATGAAAACATTTTTAAATCCCATCACTACCACATTGCCATAGCACTTTCGTGCGCGGACGAGCCTTTGTGTGTAGTGGTGGGTATTTAGTTTTATGAATCAAAATCATATTGGAATATCATTTCTCAATGGTCAACACAACCGTGGATGCGTTGTAGTAAAAGACAATAATGGTGTTGTATTGCAGGTCTTGCGATATGAAGAAGGCAAAGTAAAATCAGCAACAATTACACTAGACTTACAGCAACAAATAGCACTGCGTGATTATTTGATTAATTCTGTGTTTATGCAAGCAACTGAAACAAATGAAAACGAATAACGGTTACGACCTTTCTCGGAAGTGGTTTGATTTTGCCTTTGAGCATTCAGAGGTAAAGTGCCAGCACACTGCTTTGTTCATGTGGATCATTGAACTAAATAATCGTTTAGGATGGAAAGAGCAGTTTGGATTGCCTACCTATGCCACTATGGAAGGTCTGCACATTGGAAACAAGAGAACCTATCTTGCAGCACTTGATGATTTATGCAAGTGGGGATTCATTGAAATAATCAAAGAATCTAAGAACCAATATAGCAGTACTTTAATAGCAATATGCCGTAGCAAAAAAGCCACAGCACTGCACACGGCATTGGATACGGCATTGATACAGCATAGCAACGGCATTGATATCAGCATTGACACCACCACTGCCCCTATAGATAAACAAAGAAACCAAGAAACAAAGAAACCAAGAAACAATAGAGTGGTGTTTACACCACCATCAGAAAATGATATTTATAATTTTATGGGTGAGTTGAATACAAAAGGTCAAAACTTCCTGAATGAAGTCCAGTTAGTTAATTTCGCTCGCACCTTTATGGATCACTATCAGGCCAACGGATGGATAGTTGGTAAAGTTCCGATGAAGGATTGGCAAAGCACAGTGCGCAACTGGATGCGCAAAGAATGGGATAAAGTAAAAAATCAAAAACCAAAAAACGTAATTCAAAATGAACGAGAAAAACGCGCTAGTGAACTTGAGCAGTTCCGCAAACAGTACAGAAGTGAAATTGCACGAGATTTTGGCTACGAAGACATCACCGACGTTAGCGGAAATTCGTAAAGACAAAAGCCAGCAAGCCACTGTCAACATCATGGTGGCAATGATGGACGCATGTCAGCAATACTTTAACCTTCAACAACCAATGAATGCACAACAACTTGCACTTACAGCAGAATTAATCCTTGAGGATTATTACTACCTGCGAGTGGATGAGCTGCAAGTTTGTTTTCGTATGGCAATGAAGGGTGAGTTCGGCCCTTTGTACAATCGCATTGATGGGCAGGTGTTCTTTGAGTGGATCAAAAAGTTTATGTCAAAGAGACAAGCCATTAGTGAGCGTATAAACATCGATAAGCAAAGCAACAACAACATATACGAACTGTTCAACCACCCAAAGATGACCGAAGCCATGCAAGATGTCGTAACAAAAATGGATGCTAAAATGTTACAGACACCGGCACAAGAGCCAACACGTGAACAGCCTTCACAACTTGAGATAGCATTGATGCGTGAGTATGATGCGTTGCCACAATGGGACAACGACATGCGATTCAGAGTGTACAAGAACAAGCCTTACCAGTTCACAGAGTTCCGCATGGAGCGTTACCGCGAATTGATTGAACAACAAAACGAATACTGAGATGGTCGAAAGAGTTAAAGAAATATATGACATTACTAAAGGCGAAATTGCTAATGGAGCTGACATATATGAATACAATGAAATTCTGTATGGCCTAATTCAACAGGAAGATTATGAGGCATGCGAAGGAATAAGATTGGCTGTTGCAGAATTTGGTTTGCAATTAATTGTACCAACTACTGATGATGAGTTAGATGCATTGTATGAGCAACGAATTCAAAATATGAAAGCATGAAAGAATACGACATTGCAAAAGAGAACGTACTACTGCGTAAATTATTTATCTTAGCGGCTAAACGAAGTATGCGGCCAAGCATGACGGATAACAAAATCATGTGGCTGCTACTTGAGGAACTTTACCTGCTAACTGAGAATGACATCTACAAGCTATGACTATTGGTGAATTGTGGGATAAGCTTGCGCAGTATCCTGATGATGTAGAAGTGTACATTGGTTTTATCAATGGTCACAGCATCGACCACGAATTTTTCGAAGTTGTAGAGACCTGCGATATTACCGGCAAGACCACGATAAGCCTGATGTTAGATGATATAGGAATTATAAACAATTAAATACACAATTCAATGAGTAACTATCAAATGCAAGAGGGACAGTTCACCCTATTCAAGAACAACAAGACAACTAACAACGCACCTGAATACACGGGTGAAATCATGGTGAATGGAAAGAAGATGCGCCTAGCCGCGTGGGTGAAGGAAGGCAAGAGCGGTAAGTTCTTTTCAGGTAAGATGAGTGAGCCACTCGTGAAGCGTGAAGAAGTAGACGATGCACAGGGCACTGGCGATTTGCCTTTCTAAAGAAAATTATTAAATAGTAATTAAATAAATATGAATCAAGCAGAATTAACACCAGTAGAACGTCCAGGCAACCACTATTTCCTGCAAGAGTACAAAATTGAAATTGAATTTTGTTCACGCGGATGTGTAGTCAGAGTGGGATGCAAGTCAATCCCATTTGAAAGCGCTGAAGAGGCGATGGCCAAAATCAACGAGTATGTCAAAAATCCATACGAAATGCAGCAATATTGGAGAGAACTTCTTGACCCGCCTCATAAGAGCGAGCTTACAAAGACTGAGTCCTGACTACAAAAGATTATGATTGAGTATCTACCGAAACAGAATGAAGCACTACGCGTGTTGGGTAATTCACACCCAGCGCGTGTGGTGCTATTCGGTGGTGCAGCGGGCGGCTCAAAATCTTTTATCGGTTGTGCATGGCAGATAAGCCGCAGGTTTAAGTATCCCGGCACGCGAGGGCTAATCGGTCGCAGCAAACTTGACACGCTAAAAAAAACCACGCTCAAGACATTCTTTGAGGTAGCACAGATGTTTGGGCTTGCACCAAATGAACACTACACAATCAACAATCAGACGCACGTCATCACGTTTGCGAATGGTAGTGAGATTATTCTAAAAGACTTATTTGCTTATCCATCAGATCCCGAGTACCATGCATTAGGCGGGCTTGAGTTGACAGACTGTTACGTAGACGAGTGCGCTCAGGTTAGCAAGCGTGCCATTGATATTCTGCAAAGCCGCATGCGTTTTAAATTGAATCAATATGACCTCAAACCAAAGATGCTGCTCACATGCAATCCTTCAAAAGGATGGTTGTATAACGAGTTCTATGCCCCATACAAGGCGCAAAACTTACCGCCGCATCTTGCGTTCATACAATCATTGCCAAATGACAATCCCCATCTACCCGAATCGTACATTGAAACGCTGCGCATGCTGCCTGAAGTGGACAGGCGAAGGCTACTGGATGGAGATTGGGAGTATGATGAATCCATAGACAACCTTTATCAATACGATGACCTGGTACGCTGCTTCCGAGATGAGGAAAGCAAAGGTGAAAAGTATATCAGTGCCGACATCGCACGTCTTGGAAAAGACCGCACAGTAATTTGCGTGTGGCATGGCTTGCACCTTATCGAGATTCACGAGCTGCGTAAACAACCAATCACAACTGTTGTCACAAATATTCGAGAACTTGTGACAAAGCATAGCATCCGATTAGCGAACGTGATATGCGATGAAGATGGTGTAGGTGGTGGTGTAGTTGATACTTTAAAGTGTAGAGGTTTCTTAAACGGCGGCAGGGCTAAACAACCAGACCGATACGTGAATCAGAAAGCGGAATGCTATTTTAAGTTAGCAGAACTTATCGAGCAAAACAAAGTAGTGTTCAAAGTTGATCGCTACCGGGATGTGATAGTTCAAGAACTAGACATGATACGCCGCCGCACTCCCGAAGCCGACGGCAAGTTAGCCGTAATCAGTAAAGACGAGATAGCCCGCATGCACGGCAAGAGTCCTGACTACGCAGATGCAATCATGATGCGCATGTACTTTGAACTATTCCCAAACTACGGCAGCTATTCGTGGGCATGATGTACCCTAATGGGTATTAAAAGTGACAAAACACCCACATCTATACCCTTATAGGGATAAATTGTCCATATCAATTTTAACAATTTTTAACAGTGTGTGAGTAAGAACTTACACTAGCTTTGCCCTATCAATTTAAAATCAAAAGCAATATGAAAAACACTTCTACTATCCTTCGCTACGTTATCGGAGCACTAATCGTTTTTGCAATTCTTAACTATTGCCAAGAGTTAAACGATTGCCTGATGCGCTACTAATCATTATCTTCGTAAAATCAAAATCAATTTAATCTATGAGTTTCCACAAAGACAACTTGGAAGCGTTGCAAAAGTTCCAACAGCTTCTAAACGCCGAGCCCGATGCGGCAGGTGTAGAATTAACCCCAGACAAAAAAGCGTCTACGCTGGTCATTAGCCACATCGAAATGACGCTAGATGAAATCTACTTTGGTCATTGGCGTACTGAAAATTTTAAGTGGTCTACGATTGCGAATGAAGTACAGGCATCCCTAGAACTCGTGGTTATTCACCCAATTTCTGGATATGAATTAAGGAGAACTGGTGCTGCGTCTGTGGTCATCATGGTAGATAAAGTGCCCGATGATTTGCGCAATGATCCACAGGCTCGCAATGAGTGGGCACTTAATCCATCAAACAAGAAAGCCAACGCAATGGACTTGGCATTTGGTAAACTCAAGACTGAGTGTCTCAAGAACGCTGCGCAAAGTTTGGGCAAAGTGTTTGGCCGTGACCTTAACCGTAAGAACAAGGACGCATATAAACCATTCAAGTTGAAGGGCAGTCTAGGACAAGGCCATGACCAAGACGTGAAGTATGTGCGCGAGCTTATCCAGCAAGCGACTGAACTCGCACAGCTAAGCAAGATTAGCAAGTCATGCAGTGGTGATGTGCTATCGGAGGTCGGTGATGAACTTGAGGCAAAGCGTCAGATGATTCTGATGAATCAAGACAGGGGGCAATTCATTGCATCCATCTAAATGTTAAAATTTGTGGCAGTTGTCAAGGATTACTTGATAGCTGCTACATTTGACTATCAATTTAAAAACACAATGGAACAAACACTATTTAGAGCGTCACAACTAGGTAAGTTGATGACCGATGCAAGGACTAAGACAGGTCTAAGCGAAACAACCAAGAGCGCACTGCTTGAGATTTACGTAGCAAACAAATACAGCCGCTACAAAGAGATGTCAAACAAGTTTATCGAGAAAGGTCTAGCTGTTGAGAATGATGCGATAGACATGTGGCGCAGACACCGTGGCGAGATTGTATTCAAAAACGAACAGATGTTTGCAAATGACTTTATCAAAGGCACACCTGACCTTCTAATCAAAGATGATGAGACAGACCTAGTGGTAAACGTGCCCGACATCAAATCATCATGGGACATTCACACTTTCTTTGATGCTATGAAGAATGACATTAGCAAAGATTACTATTGGCAAGGCCAAGCCTACTGCTGGTTGACAGGCGCACCGCGTGCCACATTCTGTTACGTGTTAGTGAACGCACCACTGCAAATGATTAATGATGAGAAGTACAGACTTGCACGCCGCATGAATTTGATTGACGCACAGTCAGACCCTACCTTTGTCAAGAAAGCACAGCGCATTGAAAAGAATATGATCTATGACATGGGCAGGTTCTTAGATGACTATCCAGACGCAGACTTGGAAACAACGGAGTGGACATACGACATCCCGGTGCAAGAGCGCATACATGAGAAAGTTGTAGAGTTTGATACAGACGCAATCGCAAAGCTTCAGGAGCGTGTACCTATGTGGCGTGAATACCTTAATAGCGAGGTTAGGGGATTAAAAGCACAATCGCTCAATTTTAGTACAAAACTTAATAAATAGAACAAATGAACAATTCAGAACAAAACCCCCAATCTTGCCAAACCGATGTTAGTGGCACTTTTAGGTCAAAGCCCATTTGGACGGATTACTATTTAAACAGATTTAAGTGGTATCGAAAATGGAGGAAATGCACTTGGTATAAACACCAATTTACTAATGATGCTTTGGATTTGTCAATTACTTTCACAGGAACTTGGTGGGCTTTGTATGGTAAGATAAATAGATATTCAGATGTTGTTGATACGGAGGTTTGGTAGTATTGCCACTAACGGTTTCGGGCTTTGCGTTCGTTGGGGATTTCCAGCACTAAAGCTCATTTGAAAAACTAAATTTAATGATATGACAAAAGTAAAATTGAAACCGAAAAGCCCCAATGACGCAAAACCCGTGTTATCGGCTGCTGATGTGCGATGGCTTCCACGCTATTCATCAACTATGGAAGATGATGATATGGGTAGATGGGCAAGAGTTGCATACGCAGGAAAGTTTGATAATATGGGATTTTGGAGAGGTAAAGTTTGCCGTTGGGAAATTGCTTGGGTTAAAAAATTGGATATAAAAGGAGAGTTAAAATTTACAATTAGCTACTTATATCCATCAAACGGCAAACACTTATTTGATAACTTGGAAGATGCTCAAAATGAAGTAGATAAAACTTTCCGATGGTTTATGAAGATGTGCGGTGGGAAAATCAGTTGCCGATAACGTTTTGCAGCTATACGCAGTTGCGTGTCGGCTTTGTGCGGTGGGAAAATTGCGTATAGGTGCTGTTAGCTGCTGTTTTTTATTTGATAATCAGCACTTTAGAAAGTATTTTGAAAATATCTTTGAAATAGTTTGCAAATTCAAATAAAGGTTGTATATTTGTACTCGATAAGCAATTAAGCATATCACTAAAAACAAAGAAAATGAAAGTATTAGATTTAATTCGCTACATAGCACAGCACCCAGAATACAAAATTATTGTGATTAAGGATGAAGATGATATGACACCATTAACAGCCATAAATTACTTAGCCAGTATTGACCCATCGCATTACGATAGTATGTTTTTTCATATCAACGGAACTTTAGAAAAAAACTGCTTAAATGTATGGTAAAGAAAAAAGAAACAAGGGGAGGCACTCGGCAAGGTTCGGGTGCTAAACCTAAATACTCTGAGCAAACTAAAACGGTTGCTTTTCGATGTCCATTGTCAAAAGTTGATGAACTGAAATTGGTTGTCAAGTCCAAACTTTCGGAGTGGTCGGTAAAATAGCAGCTAACTAATCAATAAGCGAAACAAAACATACAAAGGAGGTGAGCAATGACGCCAAAAGAAAAAGCAAAAGAGTTGTGTGATAAAATTCATCTTGTACTACCATCTTATGCCGATGAAGGTCAACAAGAACATAAATCAACTAAAGAATGTGCTTTGATAGCAGTAGATGAGATACTCAATGCGTTAAGTTACAAGATAAGTTCAAATTTTGAAGAAATACAATACTACGTTGAAGTAAAACAAGAAATAGAAAAGCTATGAGTAAACAAACAGCGGTTGAGTGGTTGGCTGAACAAATGCAACATCCCGAATTGCACAACCCATACATTGAGCAAGCATTAGCAATGGAGCGTGAGCAGATTGAAGATGCTTATAGGATTAATCCAAACAATGAAATTTGGAGCAATTCAGGTATTGATTACTACAACGAAACATACAAAGGAGGTGAGCAATGACAACCGACCAACTCAAAGACCATGTGCGCAACAGCATGCAGCACTACTACAACAAAGAGCAAGTAATAGAACTAATCAATAAACTCAAAGATGAAAGCAAAAGAAAAGGCATGGCAACTGTACTCGAACTATTTT